AATGCACAAGTCCAAGAAGAAAATGGACAAAAAAGATGACAAAGAAGAAATGAAGGAAGATGAAGCAGACGAAGAAGAAGAGCCTGCAGAATCAACTGACGAAACTATCGAAGAAATCGGCGGAGACGCAACTGATGACCTTATCTCTGATATCGAAGCAGAGGCAGAAGGCATGGACATGGACGACGAAGACGGCATGGATCATGATGGTGATTTCGACGATGATGGCGATCAAGATGGCGAAACAGAAAATATGTTTGAACCATTAGAAAAAGAGTTAGATGCTCTTAAGTCAGAGTTTGCTAAAATGATGGACGCAGACGATGACAAGCCAGAAGAATCAGTCGACGATGCATTTGCAGAGTCAAAAGATCCTGATACTATTGTTAAAGAGTATGCAGAAATGGTAAAAGACGGCCATGGTGCAGAAAAAATGGGCAAAGAATCAGGTGCTGACAGCAAAAAAGGCCCTGTTGCTTCACAAAAGAAAGCATTCACATCCGCTGGTGCTGTTAAGTTTATGTCAGGCGCAGAAGAAAAAGGCGGTGTTGGCAAAGCACTTGCCGGTGATACAGCAAAAGAAATGAGCATATCACCTAAGAATGCAGCCGGTCAGAAATCAGCATCAATGGAAACTGCTCCAAAGGCAATGGAAAAAGAAGCATCAATTGATAACGCAAAATCACCTGTTGCATCTAAGTAAGGAAACATAGGATATGCAAGTACTAAGTGAACATCTTACATTTGATCAAGCACAAGTAGTGGTTGAATCAAACCATGAAGGTAAGGAGTTATACATGAAAGGTATTTGTATTCAAGGCAATGTCAAGAATGCAAACCAAAGAGTGTATCCTACTTTCGAGATCGCCAAAGCAGTATCAAAAATATCCGATCAAATCGCCGGGGGCAGTTCCGTTCTCGGCGAAGTTGACCATCCTGAAGATTTAAAGATCAATCTTGATCGAGTGTCTCACATGCTAACAAGCATGTACATGGATGGCGCTAACGGATATGGCAAATTAAAAATATTACCTACACCAATGGGTAAGCTTGTAGAAACAATGCTACAATCAGGCGTAAAACTAGGCGTATCAAGTAGAGGCTCAGGCAACGTAGACGAAGGCTCAGGCAATGTATCAGACTTTGATATCATTACCGTAGATGTGGTGGCACAACCATCAGCACCTAATGCCTATCCGACTCCAATATATGAAGGACTCCTCAATATGAGAGGTGGTCAACAGTTGTTGGGTGTTGCAAAGGCAGTAAGGCACGATAAAAAGGCACAACGACACTTAAAAGAAGGAGTGATCCAGTTAATTCAGGATCTCAAAATAAAATAAGGAGACCAACATGCTAGACGTAATCAAACAACTCCTTGACAAAGACCTGGTAACAGAAGACAACCGCATCGCTATTGAAGAGGCGTGGGAATCTAAGTTATCAGAAGTCAAAGAATCAGCAAAAACTGAGGTCAGAGAAGAGTTTGCAAAACGATACGAACATGATAAGTCTGTTATGGTAGAAGCAATGGACCGCATGATGAACGAAGCACTTTCGAAAGAGATTGCTGAATTCGTAGAAGATAGAAAACAACTTGCGGCTCAAAGAGTAATGTACAAAAAAGGTGTTAGACCACACATGGAAACACTTCAAAAGTTCATTACAAAAACACTTGCCAACGAAATGGCAGAGTTACACAAAGATAGAACTACAGCGGCCGGACAAGTTAAGACACTTGAAGCATTTGTTACATCAACACTTGCAAAAGAACTTAACGAATTCGAAAGCGATAAGAAATCAGTTGTGGAAACTCGTGTAAAACTGGTCAAAGAAGCAAAAACAAAGTTTGCAGAAATTAGATCAGCATTCATTAAGAAGGCAAGCAAAATTGTTGAAAACGTAGTAAGTGATAATATCACTAAAGAGATGACTCAATTCAAAGAGGACATCAAGACTGCGAGAGAAAACAACTTTGGTAGAAAGATCTTTGAAGCATACTCAGCAGAGTATCTAACTTCATACCTTAACGAGACTTCTGAAGTACGTAAATTGCAAAAGAAACTCGACGAAGCTAACAACACAGTAAGTGAGAAAACAAAACTTTATGAGTCAGAAAAAATTCAAAAGTCAAAAATTGAATCAAGACACAGAAGAGATAAGATTCTCAACGAAATGCTACAGCCGCTGTCAGGCGACAAAAAAGAAGTCATGTCAAATCTGTTAGAAACAGTACAGACTGATAACTTAAAAACTGCTTTTAACAAATATCTTCCACACGTGATGAAAGATGTTAAGAAAGCTTCAATTATATCAGAATCAAAAACACAACACACAGGGAACAAACCACAGGCAACATCACAGGCAGTAAAACAAGATGCGGACGTATTAAACATCCGTAAATTAGCAGGTATAAAATAAGGAGAATATGGAAATGACATCCCAATTGCTAGAACACAAATGGCAGGAAACAAAATCAGCACTGATGGAAGGTGTTGAGGGCAACAAAGCTAAAAACTTGGATGTGGTCCTTGAAAACACACGCAGATACTTGTCAGAACAAGCTACTGCTGGCGCAACTAGTGCCGGTAACGTTGCTACTCTGAACAGAGTTATTTTGCCTGTGATCAGAAGGGTCATGCCTACAGTGATCGCTAACGAACTAGTCGGCGTACAGCCAATGACTGGTCCAGTTGGACAGATTCACACACTAAGAGTAAGATATGCTGACGCAACAACAGGCGGTGCAACAAACATCGCAACTGGTGACGAAGCATTATCACCTTTCAAGATCGCCGCTTCATACTCAGGTAATGACGCAGATCCTGCAAAAGGTTCTGCAACAGCAACACTAGAAGGTACGCCCGGTAATAAGTTAAACGTGCAAATCTTAAAGCAAGTTGTTGAAGCAAAGTCAAGAAAGCTATCAGCAAGATGGACTTTCGAGGCAGCACAAGACGCTCAAGCACAACAAGGCATCGACATCGAAGCAGAAATTATGGCCGCTTTGGCTCAAGAGATTACTGCTGAGATCGATCAAGAGATTTTAACATCTCTAAGAACATTGGCTGGTACAGCCTCTGGTGCATTTGATCAGTCTGCTGTTTCAGGTACAGCAACATTCGTAGGTGACGAGCATGCCGCATTGGCAGTTCTTATCAACGAACAAGCAAACTTAATCGCACAAAGAACAAGACGTGGTGCGGGTAACTATGCAGTTGTTTCATCAGAAGCATTAACAATACTACAATCAGCAACAACATCAGCATTTGCACGTTCAACTGAGGGCGTATTTGAAGCACCAACAAACACAAAGTTTGTGGGTACTTTAAACAACTCAATGAGAGTGTATGTTGACGGTTATGCCGCAAGTGGTACAGATGTATTAGTAGGATACAAAGGTTCATCAGAAGCAGATGCTCCAGCATTTTACTGTCCTTACATACCGTTAATGTCATCAGGTGTGGTACTTGATCCGGCTACATTCGAGCCAGTAGTAAGCTTCTTAACAAGATATGGTTATGTTGAGTTATCAAACACAGCATCATCTCTTGGTAATGCGGCAGACTATCTTGCAAGAATTAGTGTTTCTAACATATCATTCAAGTAAGACTAAACAAATTAAAAAGGGGGATTTATTCCCCCTTTTTTTATGACTTCATAAATAGTACGCATGGCAAAAGTATTAAGAGATTCAGAAAGCGTAGAAGTACAATCAAAATTTGGGGGGGATTTATTCCCCCTTTTTTTATGACTTCATAAATAGTACGCAATGGCAAAAGTATTAAGAGATTCAGAAAGCGTAGAAGTACAATCAAAATTTGGTGCTAACACAGCCGGAACATTTGGTACATTTGCCGCTACAGACACAACACCTAGTGTCGCTACAGGCAATCTTTGGAAGAGTCACGCTTCTACACAAACATTGACCACATTCGATGATGGCACACCAGGACAGATTATAACAGTGATTTCCACTGCCGCAGTGACATATGATGTTACCAGTACCACACTTAAAGGCGGTTCAACTGACATTGTGACTGCATCAGGTGATGTAACCAATTGGGTGTATGATGGAACCAATTGGTATCTAATATCATTCATGGATGTGTCAGCAGACTTATCCGGCGGACAGTAAAGTACAATAAATACTTTTGCAGTGAAATTTCGAGACTTTAAAATAATAATTGATGGCACTTTAGACAATGACGATGATGCAGAATCAATCAAAGCCATGTTTGGTGGCCAGGTAAAAGTTCAAGAGCCAGACAAAGAAGAAACCACAGATGACAATGGATTCGATAGCGAAGATCCAGTTAAAAAAAATGTTGCTTTTCCTTTACAACAAGAAATAGAATTAGCCAAAGCAGAGCAAGGCAAACAATCAGATACCATTGATGATATCACCGATGAAGAAGACATCGAAGCAGAACAGGACAGTATTCCTTTGCCGACACTGCTAGGCGGAACACCTGTAGATGACAAAGGCCAATTCAAAGACAAAGACGAAGACGAAGAAGACGAAGAAGATAAAAAATCTA